GGAAACATCAGATTATACGCTTCCAAAGTTTCTTTTGGTCCGGGATGTCCGTTTCCAAACAATCCCATGACTTTAAGTAAGGTCGGAGCATCTGCATTTACTTCCAGTTTTTCCCCTTTGATCATCAGGTAGGGATTTCCATCAAATGTAAGCTTATCTGTAATATCTACTACTTTTGCCATTGTTCATTGCCTCCCTTTACGCTGCCACTGTCGGTGTATAGGTTGGTTTTCCATAACAGGTAACTTCAAACTCCAGGGCATCGATATTCGTTGTATCACCACCTCCTGGGGTAGTCACATTCACAACCACATCACAAGCCAGCTTAGCCCCGGATGTCATGGTCCACTCAAACTTGGTCATTACATCCTGGCCAAATTTCCATGCAAGGCCTGCGATATAATCATTTCCGGCATCACCTACGGAACGCTTTCCCTTAAAAGCAAAGCTGAGTTTTTTGCCAGTCATAGCAGATTTGGCCCAGCCTTCTGCGTCCATGGCATACCATTCTTCTGTGGTACCGTCAATGGTTGGCGCAAAGTTCTCCAGATCCGCAGGCATTACCATATCGCCGTCCACGCTGTCCATACCCTTTGTACCAAATTTAAACACGTTATTGTGTACAGGATATACTTTTCCTCCTACTTCACTCATTACACATTCCTCACTTTCTCTGATAGATAAGATCCAGCCAGATCACATATTCATACACCCCATTATCATCCGTTCCTACGTCCTGAGGTTCAGGAACCATTAAACGCAGATAATTAATGTGGGTATTTCCTATGTCCAGACTGGATATGCTTCTAAGTTTCTCAAATAGTTGATAAGCAGCTTCTTCACTTTCCGGTTTGTCCCTGTTCCAATGAACCAGAAAAGAGAGCGGCTTTGTATCATAGGTAGTGTATTCCAGGCCACCTAAAGCAATATTGGGTGGTCCGGATCCACTTCGGTTATAAATACCTATGGATTTCTGCTGTTTATTATCCAGCTTACCGATATAAACATGGCTCTCTTCTGCAATTCCAAGAGAAATGATCCAGTCCTGTATGTCCGTTAACCGCAGCATCATACACCACCCGCCTTTTTATAAAACTTCTTAAAGGCTTCCTTGCAAAAACCGGAGCTGACACCTCCCGGAAGCCATGGCTCAAGCCATTTACCGCCTGCAAAAGGATTTTCATACTTCTGGAACTGATATTCCGGGTGGTAATACAGCCGCCTTGCATAAGGCGTGCTGGATACCAGGCTTACTTTTCCGTTAGAAGCTTCACTGGTGTCCACAAAGGTGCTTTCATTCTGCAGGTTGCCAGTATCAAACGGCATGACCTGTGCCTGTACCACTTCCGTATGCAGCGCTTCCGCCGTCTGCTCCAAAGCAACTACTGCTGCACGGGTCAGCTGGCTGATACGGGGCATGTTCAGCTTTATAGTTGACTTTACCTGCATCAGATCACCTCCAGACTGCAGTAATTTACCGTACCGTCCGGATTCCTGTTCTTGCATCCCTGCTCGATCCGGCGTTCTTCACCAAATACCGTTACTGTTCCGCCACTTAAAGACGGCATATCTGGTGCAATGTCTCCCGTAAAAAGCGCTGTACCAGTGATCTGCACCAGCTTCTTTTCCGCTGTCAGAATGGTCTTGGCTTTATCTTGGAAATTACACATCAGATCCGCATCCAGGCTGTACTTCGGCCTTCCCTTATTATCCAGTTCTTCCGATTCCAGATGAACATGCACAGGCGTCTTACAGAGCCGCTTTGGCACTAAACATGGATATTTCATAGTCTCACCTCGCTAAACGGCAGCAAAGGCCCGTCTGGCACAGCATAGCGTATACATCACGCTTCATGGCAACACCTTTATCTGTAAACACGTTCCAGGAATTTCCAAACTGCATGGACACACCATTGATGCTGTAGTTCTGCAAAACCGTATTGATCTCATCTGCATTTTCTGTCTCAAAGTCAGCCTGCTGGCAGACCACTTCCCGGATCAGGTCCTGCTGGAATGGTGTCAGGTTAGAAAATCCCTGACCTACGATACGGTTATAGGTCAACGAATCAATATGCCTGCTGGCCCGGCGCAGAGCTGCCGGAAGCTGTTCTCCCGGCACAATGCTGCCGCAGTACTCATTCTGGTAGTATTCCGGTGTTACATACGGCTCATAAGCCATAAGACCACCTCCGATCAGGCTCCAGTATACTCTGTGGTATCCACATCTACGTATACACTGTCTACCTTGCCATCACGGCCATTCGGGAAGACAAATACATCAGACAGGGAACGATTCTGATACAGGTAGCCATCACCCTTGGTATGAGCACCAGGATTGAAGTAATAGATGCTGGAGATCTTCGGTACGATCTTACAGGTCTGTCCGCAGGCAACCAGTACATTGATCTTGTGTGCTCCTGTCACAGCAGCTACATGGTTTCCGGTATCCTCTGCCACCTTTTTCAATGGAGCAAAACCGCCGTTTTCAGGCTCCCATTCAAATGCATCATAGAAGCGCTCATCATCCACTACTTCCATGATCGGTACGCCGTCGATGTCGGTCACACGGGTTTCAATTCCCAGGCCGCCCTCTGCGATCTGGGTCATTTCGATCTTGCGTGTGAACTCTGTGGACTGTTCCAAGGCATCCATGATCGCGCTGGATACGTACATGACCAGAGTGCCATTTGCCTTATAACGTCTCAGCTTCCCCTTAGCCAGGATATCCTTCAACATGCCAAATACCTTAGCTTTTGTATATGCGGAAGCTGCTGTAGACGAATGATAGCTTTCTTCTTTCTGAGCTGCTTGTGCTACCTTGGAGAAGAACAGGGCATCTGTTTCCGGAACTACCCAAGTCTTTTCAAAAGTCCTGGAAATGTTCTGGATGGATGCGGTCGCATTGGTCTCATCAACATCAGCCTTGTCGATCATAAATTCCACATCACGGTCATGAGTCAGTGTGTACGGAATATCTGTCTGCGCATAGCTTCCGCTGTTCCAGCCACCATTTCTGCTGTGATTTTTATATCCGGATGTGCTCATCTGGGTAAAATGGAAGGTTTTCGCATCCAGCCATTTTACATTACTTGTTACAAAGGGAGAAGTCAGGGTTCCCTGAATGAGGATCTCTAACAACTCCGGTTCCCATACCTGTGCATAGTTTAAATTTGCCATTTTATCACCTTATCCTTTCTTAGTTGTTCCAACGGTTCCAACGCTTTGTTGCTACCGTTGTCTGCTGTGTCTGTGTTGCCTGCTGGGCCTGTCCGGTTCCCTGGCTGCCGCTTGCAGCTCCTACCTGGACAAATCCGGACGCTGCGGATGCCTGGGGTTTTAAAGCAGGCACATCTTCCAGCACCTTATTAAGTGCCGCCTTTAATGTTTCTTCATTGATTTTTCCATCCTGACCTGCTACCTGGCTGAAATCTGCCATCTTGATCACATAAGGGATGGTACTTGCTTCGATACCAAGTGATACAGCCGCCATAACAGCTGCGCTGTTTATCTGGGCCTGCTGTGCTGCAGCCTGTGCCTGTGCCATCTGAGCCTGCATAGCGCCAATATCCGGAGTATTGGCCGCCTTCTGCTGCTTAAAAGTTGCAATGGCCTGCTCGACCTCTGCCTGACTGAGTCCCTGCTGCTTAAAATAAGCTTTCAGCGCTGTATCTTCTTTGGCTGCCAGTGTACCGTCAAGCATCTGCTGGATCTTCCCGTAGTCAATCGCCGGAGCTGTTCCCTGCTGATTGCTCTGATTCTGCTGTGCTGCCGGTGCCTGTGTCTGAGTCTGCGCTGCCCCAGCTGTCTGCTGCTGAGCCTGCTGTCCCTGGTTCTGATTTCCTTCTGCCATAATAATGGTCTCCTTTCCATTTTGAGAGTGTCGCTCTTACTTCTATCCATTGTCATCGGTGTCACCGGCCGCGCAGAGTTTAATGCCATGCTCGCGTTTGGGCATAAAAATAACACGCATCTCTGCGTGCTTATGACTAAATGCTATGACTATTTAGAACTTTTCAATAACTTTGCCGCACTTGGCGCATCGCCTTACATAACCGCCATACAGACCAGATGCACGGCTCCAGTGCTTGCGGTAATGATGATCACATCCGCAGTGCTTCCTGAAGAGTTTCTTTCGGATCCATGATAAGATTCCCATTGTGTTCACCTCCTACTGTTGCGACGTCGCAACGATATGTCTTATTTAATTTCAACGCTCGGAATCAGTCTTTCCGGGTAAAATACCAGCTCATAATGGTACTTATCTGTTCCCTTTGGTTCTGTCTGTTCCATCACGTAGCAGGTCCAATCATTCAGATAAATATAATCTTTATAATACTGATCTTGTCCTGTTTTAACCGTTACAACCAGTTCGTTGGAACCATTATTGCTGAGTGCCATGTACCCCTCGGCCTGGAGCATAACCGTATCAGTTCTTGCATTGGTAACTGTTATTCTACGATATATGTTAAACTCATTCGCATCTTTAGACAAATTATGGTTCACGGTTGATGCGGTAGAAAAAGAACAGCCCGATGCCCCCAAAGCCACACAAAGAGCCGTCATAAAAGCTAAAATTTTCTTTCTCATTGCTTATTCCTCCACATGACATGTATTTTTCACTTTTTGATAGATGTCCTCATACAGTTCCTGTCTGTCACCGTTGTAAGTATATTCTGCATAGATGCCATCTCCTGATACCGTAGTAGACGCAAGGCATTTATAATTCTGCAAAGTCTTACAACTCCACACAATAAACACATTGCTCAGATCGATCTTTTCATTCTGCTCCTGAGAGTTGTACCACTCAACAAGTTTCTTTTTGCATACGCTCTGAAAGTGTGCCATTCCTGTAATAATCATATTTATCCTCTCTTTCCTAATTTACAAACATCCAATCATCAGCAAGCATATCAGCCTGTGAAGCAAGCCA